AATGACGAAACAACGACATCTGTGAACCGGCTCTCACAGATTGTAAAGTTGCATCAGGTATGTTGTGGGTTTACCATTAATGATCAAGGTGAGACCCACGACCTGCCTACAAAAAGATATGATGAGCTATTCAATGTGTTAGATGAGGTCAGTGGTAAAGTAATTATCTGGGCCAACTATCGACACAACATTCAAACGATAACAACAAAACTAAAGGAGAAATACGGTGATACTTCGACTGCAGCTTTTTATGGTGATACAGAAAATAAAGTACGCATGGATCTTGTCAAAAATTTTCAGGACAAAGGACATGATCTTACATACCTTGTGGCGAACCCTAAGACTGGTGGATATGGAATTACTCTTACTGCCTCTCATACTGTTGTCTACTTTTCAAACAATTATGATCTTGAGATAAGATTACAAAGTGAGGATCGTGCACACAGAATAGGACAGAAGAATAAAGTAACGTATGTTGACTTTGTTTGTAAGGGTACAGTAGATGAAAAGATTTTACTTGCTCTTAAGAACAAGGTTGACATAGCCAGTCAAGTTATGGGTGATGAGCTTAAGGCTTGGATTAGTTAGGTCTTTCGTTATATCCTAAACCTTTTGTAGCTGCACCGCCACCACGAGCTGTGCCTCTTACAATCTTCATGCCACCATCTTTAAGACCTTGAGCTTTTAACTTAGCAGTTGCCTCAGCAAGACCGCCGTCTTTCATAAAGCCCATCTTGTTTCTTACCTTTTTAGGTAATTTACGTAAGCCTTTACCTTTTTTACCCTCTGGTGGTTTTCTTAGTTTTCTATTTGCCATTATTACTATTCCCCCTTAGGTTTTAATTTAGCTTGTTTTAGACCAAATTTTACATATCTTGGACTTTGACCTAACGCACGTAGAAATGGATTTTTTACTTCTACTTCTGTAGTCATATCAATCACTTTAGTATCTAACAATATGTCTGTTTGTTTTGGCAATGTGCCTTTTGGTGTTTTTGGTCTACCCATAATTTATAATACCCTTATTCCTTGTAATTAGCAACGATAGATGCAAGTTCTTCACATCTATTTGTTGTCTGTTTATGCCAACGGCTATCTTTCATCTGAAAAGCGGCACCTGCCCAGTCAGCTTCTTTCATGCATCTAAACATGTTTTTAAACTTAGAGACACCATTTTTTCCCAGTTGAAAGCACATGTTTACCAAGACTTCACCTATGACCTGAGGTAGATCGTGTCCAATCTTCTCAGCTATCAGCTCATCAGCTCCCGCTGCTGCTCTGTTTAAGTCTATATCGAAGAGTTCTTCTACCTCTTCCATAGTAATCTCTACGCCTTCTGCATATCTTTCTCTTTCATGCGGAAGTATAAGGTGGCCTATACCGATCGTAGCCTTTCCTAATGTGTCTAGGTACATAGTGGTGCGTACACCTTCATGGTGACGTACCTGGTCACGAAGGCTATCTGTTATTTCAATCATACTATATCAATATAGTTCATGTTCGCCAAAGCGGCAAGACCTGTTTTTTGTTTCACGGGTGCTGACATAATACCACCCATGTTGTTTTGAGCATTCATAATCATGTTCATATCTGGGCTCATGGCTTTTGCTTGTAGTCTCTCTCCGTACATTTTATTATACATTTGTTGTAAATTTTCTTTTAACATATCATCCCTAAGATCCTCATTGGGTCTCATTCTCTCCATATATTCTTGCATTTGTAACCTATTAAAAAATTCTTCCATTGATTTTTTATCTGGTGGAGATAAATCTTCAAACTTTCTCATAATGTTATCAGAAGTTGGCATAAATCTAGGTTCTAAGTTCTCTGATTTATCAGCTACGGAAACAGGAGGAGGCGTTTCTAAATCTTTTATAGCTTGTGTTTTTATACCTCTAGCCTCTAGTGCTTTGCTTGCAGCAACAGGTGTAGTATTCATACCCATACCACCGTTAGATAATTTTTGTGGTGGGTTAGCAGGATCGAAGATAGAAGTGAATTGTAAAGCTGTGCTCATAACCCGCCAATACCTCCTTGTGCAGCAATAGCATCATCGACTGAGCCAAAAGCTAATTGATTTCTAACTTGAGGTGCCATAGGAGCACCACCAGCAGCGGGTTCAAACAAAGGTCCTGTGTCTTCAAAACTAATAGGTTGTTGAGTTTGATTAATTCTATTCATTAACTCACCTGTAACTCTTTGTTGTGCTTTATTTATATTACCTGACATCATGTTTAATTGTTGTTCTCTAGCGTTTTGTGATTCTATTTTAGTTTGACCTTTTTGCATTAAACTAAATATAGATTCATCAATACTATTTATAAACTCTTCTCTTTCTACCTCAGCGTCTGTTGGTAACACAGTAGAAGCCCATTCCAATATGTCATTACGTCTTGATACTGTTAAAGCTTTATTTAGGTCACCAGGATTCTTTGCCATGTTCTCATATAGCTCTGTAAATGTTTTTAAATATTTAGGGTTAGATAAAATACTAGATCCATATTTTAAAACTAATGCTGTTAACACAGGACTAAATGGCCCACTGACTGTTGATGCAGCACCCGTGCCAGCACCAAATAACATCAGTCCCTTTAATCCAGTCAACGTTAATCGTCTTTGTAAGAATGTAGAGGAGTCATTAATTTCGAAACTTTTTGCTTGACTGACAGCATCTAAAAATCTTTGTACACCTTTTACGGATACACCTGTGCCCTCTAATGCAGTGGCTAATATTTCTTGTCCTTGTTGTGTATCTAAACCTAATGACTTTGCAAAATTAGAAGGATTAAATCTAACATCACTAAATTCTAATAGTTCTGGTGCAGCCTTTTTTAAACCTTTAGCTCTAATGACTTCAGGAGCCACATCTTTTAAATTAATAAATTGTGTTGCACTTACTCCAGGTGGTAAGCCCTCTATGGATGCTTTAATCGCATCGTCAAATAAATTTCTTACAATTTTTTTTCTACCAGCGTCTGGAGCTGCACTTATGATTGGCACTGTTTTTTTGACCATAGTTCCGTAAGAAGGTGAGTTTATGTCCATGTCTTTAACCAACACGTCAAGATCCACTACTTTACCTTCTACGTTACCTGCTTTTTTATATGCACGTATTTGATCTGGCGTTGTTTGAGATAACTCAATCAAATGCTTCATCGCATCATTACTTGTTTTAGCTCTACCAAAAATTATTTGAAACATTTCATCAGTGTACATTAGTCCTCTTTCTACATCAGGACCTGGGCCAAATATATTTGCATTGACTTGCTTCATATTAGAAGCGACACCACCTTCAAAAGTTGGCATGGTGTGTGCAAAATATTCGTTAGCTGCAGCAAGTTTTGCTAAAGCAGTGTTAAAAACAGTTTCATCGACTGCATTGTCTATATTTTTTAAATTTAAAATATCATATTCTAATCTTGACGCTAAATTACCAATAGCTTGTGCCTCTTCTTTCGGTATCTTTCCTTTAAACTCTGTTTTAAAATTTGTAATAAAATCATTAAACATTTGTCTCATGGTAACAGCTTGTTCTAAGGTTATGTTTTCATCCAACTTACTCATAGTTTCATAGAATGTTCCAAAAGCTCTTTTAGTACCATCACCTGGGAACCTAAATTCACCATAACCCTGCATTCCCGGTATGGCTTCTCTAAATTGTGCTGCTGTATCTTTTGCTACATCTTTAAATCCCGATATGTTAATAACTTTTTTGCCTTTTAATTTTTTTGCGTATTCTTCAAAGTTTTCATACATGTACTGTTGAGCGTTTCTAACTGCCTCATAGTTTTTTCCCATGATTTTTTGAAAGTCTGCACCTAACATTGTCATAGTTTGCATTGGTGCCATACCGTTTGCAAGCTGACCTAAGTATTGTCTTGACCCTTCATCCACAGCCTGTGCTTGTTTTTTAAATGCACTACCAATCCATGGAAACACACCGATAACTTTACTATACCCTTTCCAGAAAGGCATGTTTGATGCTTGAATTAAACCCATAGGCATACCGTAAGTCTCTGATATCTGTGCGATCTTTTCTAAGTTAGCTTTATCAGGTGACACACCAAAAATATATTTACCTATCGTGGCTTTACCTGCATTGAATATAGGAGCCATGGTCATAGCACCACCTGTAAACATAGTATTTAAAGCTGTGTCATACAAAGCTTGACTCATCTGACTAGATAGGTCCTCTTCTGGTAAATCCATTAAAGATCTTATAATATTATTACCTAAACGATAAGTTTTTGAGCCTAAGTCTGAACCAGCGGCCTCTGCAACTAAAAATTCAGCAGGAGTTAAAACTGCAAAAGGATTTTTTGTCCCTGCAAACTTTGCAGATTGTGCTGCTGCTACACCCAAAAATCCACCTGAAGCACTAAAAGATGGCTCTGATATAAGTCCATCAATTGGTAGAAAAGTATTACCATAATATTGTAGAGGATCTTTTATAAGTTCAGCTCGTTCTGCTACATCTGCAGCCCTTTCATATAATTCACCAAACGCTGCCGGTCCCTCCGGTAAATTAGCTAGGGGTGATTTAATTTCACCAGCTTCTATTTTATTTAATAAATCTCTTGTCTGATCAAAGGTTGTATTAGGATCAATACCATAAGCTTTTTTAATTTTATCAATGTCAGATTGTGTTGGTTGACTTGGATTTTGCAAATAAAAACTTTTTTGATTCTCCGTGCCCTCCATAAGAGTGATGTAATTTTGTGCTTTTAAAGGTGCCATTATAATGTACTAAACAAGTCCTCCACTTTTAATGATAATGAACCCTCAGGTGCGGCTGTAACACCTTGCTCTGCAGCTTCGTTAATAGTAGTTGGAAATGTTCCCTCAGGTTGTGTAGCAGTGACAGCACCACTAGCGGAAGGATCCATAAAATATTGTCTATAAGGATCAACTGGTAAATTCAATCTTTCAAGTAAAGGTATAATTACCTCGTTGACCTCAGGTGTTGTACCGAGAACCTCAGGTGTAGATCTAATAATAGCTTTTTGTGCGTCAGATAATTTTAATGCTACCTGTTCTAATTTAGCAATAGCTTGTTCTGGTGATTGTAATCCATAGATAGATACAGCCTCCGATGCTCTTTGGATATCATCAACATTCAAACGACCTGTAGATTTTAAAGCTCTAGCAAGACCATAAATAATAAATATTTCTTTCACTTTGTTTTGTGCATAAGTAGGATCATATCCCTGACCTTCCCACCATGATGTTTGAACGATGTCATTTAAAGAGGCTTGGACTACTTTAGTTTGTTTTTTAAATGGTACATTAAGACCACCAACTTTTGTAGGCACATCTGTAAGTACAATGTCATCTTTTATTGATGTATCAACTGTACCACCAGTAGGTATTGCACC